ACAGATGTTAATATCTCATTAGTACGCATTATTTTTTGTCTCTAAAAAGGTAAATCAGGTTCATACTTAGTATAAGGATACTCTTTCAATTCCTCTTCAAAGACCTTCCTCCAAGGATGATTTTCATCGAATATTATTTCATTATGTATTTTATCTACTATTTCTATATCTTTATTAATTAACCCTGTCTTGAAGTATTTTTTCAGACAATTACTGATATTGTCACGATTAATTAGACAGATGGTACTCCAAAAGTACTTATTAACATATGCTATTTCTTCGATATCACCCTTTTTGATTTTCTCAATAATTATATGGCTCCAATTTTCATTATCCTCGAAATTTTGCAAATGAGCATCTGTGATCCAAGTTCCAAGTTCTCCAAATCTACACTTGTTTGTCTCACTATTATATTTACCTATTTTTACATTTTCCAATAATATATGCTCGATTCTAATTTTAACCGCTTTATCAACTCTATTCCAATACTCTCCTGGACACAGCTTCAATATCGTGCTTATATCATGACCACTACTGGTGTACTTTAACTCACCACTGATAACAGTATATACTTGATTAATATCAGCTTCTTCTAGTTCATCAAATAATGCCTCCAAAAAATAAGCTAGGCTATATATGTTGCCCTCTTTTCTTTTCAAGATAACCGATATCGCAATATTAGCTTTCTGGCGTTTAGGGATTTCCTTTACTAATAAATCAGAGTATTTTCTTGATTTAACATAGTTGTCATCAAATACTCTTTTCAAAAAAGCAGTCTCTTCAAAGCTCAATTTTGACTTGTCAATAATTCTGAGTAAATAGTTAATAAAATATATTATTGAATCTGCGTCTTCCTTAGCATCTGTCTGTTTATCATGACTTCTGGGATTTCTAATTGCGGTATATAGTCCTTTTAATATTTCTTGAATACCTTTTTGAATATTTTTCTCCGACTCAGTTTGTAACTTATTAAGCTGAATTTTTGGATTATCACCACCAAAAGCCTGTCCTACTAAGTTAGAACCATCGCCTTCTAAACCAGTTTTTTCTCTAATTGTTTCAGTTAATAAATGGATAGCATCTGAAATAGCACCTGAGTAACTTTCATTCTGATAATTTTTTTCAATCATTTCCCATAATTCCACTTCTATATTTACCTTTAAATCCATCAATCTCGCCCCTTACCAAATGTTTACAAGTCATATCTACATTTTACAAATAGTAACGAATTAAAGCAAGAATTATGTATTAACTCAACAAACTGCTATTATATAAGGAAGAAATCTCATTTATATTTCAAGTATAAGGTTTCTTATAAAAAATGATTAGATACAGCATTATATATGAAGTTTAAAAAACACAAAATACCGCCTTGCGTAGGAGTTGGTACTCCTGAATAAAAGTCAAAATAAGCTATAACAGAAACCACTTGCACGAGTTATTATCAAACATCAATTTAAAAGGTACTATCAAGCCTTCAACGACACTCTCACACTTAAAGTGAAAAGCTCTCCCATCTGCTCTATTCATTGTGGAATAAGTCTTTTTGATTTCCTTTTCAATTATCTTATCTACATTTATAACATGTTTTCCTTCTGTATCCTCAAAGCGTATTCTCCTTGGCTCTGGATTACCCTTACCATCAAATTTTGCTATACAATCAACAGGTCTTTTCTCTCCGGCCATGCTATCCCTCCACACATATTTTAGTATATTATACCAAACATATGTTCTGTTTAGAAGCAAAAAAAAAGAGTGTCTTTACTCTTTTTATACTAATCTTTTAAATCGAAACTTGCTATAACAGCTTTTGAGCAGACTACCAATACTAAAGCCGCACCTAATAGTCCAAACAATGCTAATAAAAGTAAAATAATTAAACCCTCCATTGCAGCAAGACCTTTTATCAAATCAGTAAATATTGATTCTTTATTGAAAAAGCAATTATAAATGTACCCCAATAATATAATATCAACTAATAGATTAAATTGTCCAGGACCCACTTTCAATGATTTTACTATGTTTGCAAATAATTCATTCATGCTTCTCTCTCCAACCCCAGCTCTTTCTCATTAATAGTACAGTTCCACCCCAAGCAAAGGAGAGCAATATAAAGAAAGTAGCCACTTCATTAGGGATTAATACTCTACCATAAACTTCATTATATGTAATTGAAATAACAGATATAGAAAATGCAATTGCTGAAAAGAATAAGAGATTAAAGTGTATTCTTGGTATTATCATTATTCTACTCTTCATAGCTAACTCCTTTACTTTATTTGCATATACGATTCCCTTAAGCTCGTTTTTATATGCATGAATTTCGCCATCTTTTTCCAATAACAAAAGATCTTTTTCTTTTATACGTTGGGTCAATTCCTCTACTTCTATCTGTGAAAATCTCATCCATTCTAGAAGTTTTCTATAGCTTTTATCAGAGGTAGAAATAGATTCTCCAGTTGGTATATAATCAGTATCTATTTTACTGTTATTAAAAACACTTGAAGTGATAGCAAGTTCTCTATCAACTGCTACCAATTGACTTGTTCTATTTTCGATTCCCACTTCACTTACAACAATTCTTCTTCCTGGTTTTAACATAGCAGAGAACTGACCTTTTACACTAATCAATTCACTGCCAGAATTCTCATAGCTTGTTATAATTTCATCTCTTTCAATATCAGTACTTTCACTTGTTGATAAAGCAATCACACAATCTGAAATGTCTAACTTACCTTTTACATTTAATGCCTCTTCATCTAAATATATATTAGCACTTGCTCTATTATATGCATAGTTTCTTTCAGTAACCACAGCACTCACCCCTATTCAAAGTTCTGGATATACTTTTTAAATTTATCGATTCCCTCTTCAATTAAGTTCGGTATAAACTTTGATGGTATATTTTCTATAGAGAAATCGATGTCAACAATATATCCCTTAATATTTCTACTTTCAGACTGGGCGTATTCTGTGGAAAGTATAATCGACTGCATTTCACCAGCATTTGTTGCTACTCTAATTGTTTTTTCCATTTCTTTAAAAACAAAAGCATAATCTACCGTGCTTAAATTTGCAATGTTTTTTATTTTTGTTGTATCTATATATTTCTTTAAGTGGGAAGTAGCATCCTTAATATCCATTTCTTTAAGGAAAAAAGCTCTCATTCCAAATCTTTCTACTGAATTGACATTTAGCTTATTATTTATTAGAGTCCATTTTTCTTTGCAATCTTCTACAAAGTTATCATTTACTTTTATCATTTCATATGTATAAGCAAAACGATTAGGTGACAAAACCAATTCTTTGCCCGGCATCTCTTTTGAATGCATAGTTAATAAATCTATATTTTGTATGTTATAGTGAGGTAGTTGAGTTAAAAGCCTTGTAAAGACTTCTTGCTTTTTATCAAAAAAAGCTGGAGTAGAAGCATATCTAATTTCTGTAAACATTCTATCAATAACCCAACCTGGAAAAGAATTTTGCATTGAAAACACCTCGTAATATTTATTGTTATATATATCATTCTTAACCAAATTATGTTATTTGTCAACACATTTGTACAAGCTTAAACGCACCAAGAATAAAAAAAGGTGTAGCCGAAGCTACACCACATACAGTTTATCAAATGTCTTTTGACCTACCACGCCATCAGCTATAAGTCCTCTCTTGCGTTGAAAATCTCTAATTGCATTCTCTGTTTTTGCTCCAAAGTCACCATCAACAGTAAGTTTATAACCAAACTTATTAAGCAGTTCTTGAAGAGTCTTAACATATTGATTATTCATGCCTCTCTTAAGCACCGGAAGCTTTGGCTGTTCAACTTCCTGCTTAACAAAGAATATGAAGTACTGCTTGCACTCAGTTTCAAAGGTTCTAATATCTCCAAAGGTGCGAGCTTGTAAAGTACTAGCAGGATCGTGGACTATTATGTTCCCGTCTTTAAAATCCCACGCTAAAATATAATGCCCACCCTTTGTAAACTTCCCTTGCTTCATGCTACAGATTACATAAGCTCCTTGCTTTAAAGCTTCTATGGCATCTTGGGTACTTCCTGATTGTTTAAAAGGTATATTATATTTAACAGCTACCTTGCCAAAAAACTCCCACTCAGTGCCGTTATTTGCAGTTCTATCCTTCAATTCAATTGCTAGTTTGCACATTTCGACAGGAGTTATTTTAGGGTCCTTAACGCTGGCAATTATCATAGCTGCAGATGTAGGACCACATCCGGAAGCTCCTATTGTTTCTTTTTTGTCACCATCAATAGTATAAGGTATCTTTCCCCACTTAGGATCTGACTGCTTATAATATATGGGCTTCTTATTCATTAAGCTTCACATCCTTATTTTGAGATTCCTTGATTGATTTATCACTCATCTTGCCGGCTGTAGCTGCCACTAGAAAAGCATTGAATAAAGTGAGTAATATCTTAGCTACATTCGGTGGCCAGTCAGTTACTAACGTAGTTGAGATAAGTATAAGTACAGATACAAATACAACGTATAAGTCAGTGCCTAGAATCGTAGGCCACCAAGTATTTGCCCACCTCTTTGTATATGAGACAATTAAAAAAGCCAGTGCAGATGAACCAGCCAGAGTTGATAGTGTATTCCAGTTATACATATTATCCAATTTTGTTATCTCCTTTCTTTATATCCGTTGGCATATCTTTAAGTCTTTCTACCAACTCTGTAACAGTTCCATTGCCACCCAGCGCATGATATTGAATATACAATGCAGTAACATTATCCAAAGCATATATGGGGCAGCAGCCTTTATCCTGATAGTGATTATACGATTGTATAATCCTATCTCTAAGCAGGGCTTGTATGCCTAATTTTATGGCATCCTGCTCTTTTACTTTTCTTGAAAGTTTCTTGTATGCAGCAATTAAACCTGCGCTGGTAAGTCCAAATATAACTTCAATCCAATATCTAAGTATCCACTCTTGCATAATTCACCTCATTAGATTTTGTCATAATAAAAGAGCTCACCCTATTGGATAAGCCCTTTCGTTCCCTTCTTTGGTTTTGATTCTATTTGTAAAACTTCTAGTCCTTTCGGCAGTTCTAAATAATTTTTCATTCCGACCTCCACATTGTACTTCATTTATTATCCTATATTTTACAAAATAATACAATGTTCAGGTCGCAATATTTTCCTATTGAGTAATTAAATCCTCTCTGCACTTATCAGTTAAATATGCATCTATGCCCTCTTTCAAGTCTGGTCTTTTACCTATGACATAATCATAGGTGTAAACTCCATCAATTATTCTTTGTCCCATGTACGCTGCCATTAGAATCCACCTCCGCTATTCAAAATTAAATCGTCTAGGGCAGGTTGTATTAATTCTATTTGCCTTCTCAATGATTTGTTTTCTCTAATCATGAATGTAATAGCAGGCGGTGCCAATACTTGTGTATAGCTTATAAGCTCTTGTGTTTCAGCATTGATTTCCTGAATATTGATTAAGTTTAATTCCTCATCACCAACATTCAGATTTTCACTTGTACAAACCCCACAACCATCTCTAGCAACTATTAGGTTTTCCGCTATTCTTACGACTGTCTTTGTTGCTATATCAAATTCGATATATTTAATCATAATATCACTCCTTTACTATTGTACTAGAAACATACTTCCCACTGTCATTGTGTTATTCACGCCCGAATATGTTGCATTGGAAGCCCTTATTTTTAAATAGTGCGGTCCAGTGATTGCTCTTACGTCTATAACCGCACTAGTTACATGAGTGTTTTGTGTCGCAGGAGGAGTAAAAGAAGCACTTGCAGCAAAGGTTGCATTATCTGTATTTACAAGTGAGACTCCTGCTTGTATTGTTGGCGTTGCGCTTCCGGTGCTCCCTATGCTCGCAGAAAATTGAATAGTAATGAATTGTACATCAGTTAAATCAACAGTACTTGCACTATACACTGTTAAATACGCGGCTACAGCACCGTGATCTCCTACAACGACATTCATACCACCCGAGCTTATATTAAAGGTTAAATCTATATCACTTCTGTAGTATAAAGTCATGCCTAATTGGTTCAAGTTGTTGTAAGCAACAATTTGACTAGGTATTTTTGCAACTAAAGTACCTGCAAGTCCATACGGCGCTGTCCCTACCTTAAAGTTTAATGCATTAAAATCACCATTATATAGATATATTTCTTGATTACCATCATAATAACCCTTTGTCGGTTTGTATATAACGTAGTTTGCTTGCGCCCTCACGCCCACTGGAGCAGTTACTCCATTCGGCATTGTTCCAACTTGCTCTCCGTCCCCATTGCTGAATGGTATATCTGCTAAGACTTGTGACGGTTGAGCAGTACCCGTAGCCTTAGCTAAAATAAAAACACTATCAGTTGCTTGGTCATAATAAAAGTCATATACTTTACCTGCTTTGACTCCGCCTATTGCTATCTGTGTGCTAGCATCCTTTTTAAAAGCTTTACCATTGATGGTCATATTTCCTGTGTTGACATTTGCAGCAAGAAAACTACCCTTTTTCTTATCGGTCAATGCTATGTCTAATAATATAGCATTTGCTGTACTACCTGCCTTGGGTATTAGTATCACATTTTCAGCCAAATGTGCAACAAGTGAAGAAGCGTCTGCTTTAGCAGCAATTTGATTCAATACGGTCGTTCTGAAATTTGGATCATCTCCAAGAGCTTCAGCTAATTCATTCAATGTATTAAGTGCGGCAGGAGAAGAGTCCACAAGCGCAGCAATCATTGCATCAGCATAGGCCTTTGCCGCTGTTTCTGCAGCTGTAGCTTTTGTTTGTGCTCCTGCAGGAGTTTCTTTAGCTACTACAGCTACGGATATTGTATCTAATTCATCAGAAATAGCCTTCACTCCGACATCAATCTTTTCCCAGTTCTCATTTAACATGGTCTCTATATTGAAAGTGTCAGTGCCTTCAGTGGTAGGATTCTTTTTAAGTAAGTTTAAAAACACAGTATAAATAGACATACTATGCACCCCCTGCAAATAAATTAAGCTGCTTGGTTTGCAGCTCGTTTATAGTAATGACATTATGAATTTCATTAATTAATAGATATTTATAATAATACGCAACCGCTAGGTGAGCAGGTTTTATTTCTTCTACAGCATTGTAAACATCCTGCATTGTCGGAGGTATTCCAAAGGACCCATTAAACTTGATTGTAATTACACCATCAATAAATCCTACTTCAACTTGACCGTTTGTAAAGGCATCAACAACTATCTTTATAAGTGTACTGTCTACTTTGCCAGAGCCTCTCCATCTTGATTTTACAACTGCCCTTCTATCTTCATAAGACTTGCTATGATTTGGCGCAATCTTGAGTTCCTTTTCATATATGTCTAAACCCCATGTTGCAGTATCGATATTGAATTGAGCCTTAATGTCTGCTATATCATAATAAACAGTGTCAAACTCAGGCCCATAAGCTCCCATAACAATTTGTATTACTTTAGAATTTGCTATATGTTCAGGTAAATAACCTAACATTATGTCCTTACGCAATTGTTACCACCCCCGAAACAGGAACTTCATTAGTTTCAAGTGGAATATTTGCTGTACCTCCATTCACAATTAAATTGGAATAATCCAATATGCCAATGGAATTAAGAATTGCATTACCAACCAAAGCATAGCTTACAGATGTAATACCATCTTTAAAAGCAATTGATTTATAGTATTCAGAAATCTTTTTTTCAACATTTGCTAGTATTTGCTCATCTGGATATGCAGGGTCTTTAACAGCCACAAAGGATACATTCAATATTTTAGCTACAGCGCTGACCACTGTACACTTTGCACCTATAGGAGCTTCTCCATCCCCATCACCAGTAGCCCCTGGGTCAATGTACTCTTGCACTGCATCAACGAGCTCAATGCTTGCAGTAATTTTATCTACATTGATTATTATTACTTTTACAGTGTTATCCCCATTCCACCTTGATATGACTTTTGCATCTCCAACACCAGCTACTTCTTTTGCCCAGTTTATATAATGAGCTTTGTTTCCACTTGTCGCAGGAGTTGCCAACCTTTCATAGTACCTTTCTAACAAAGATTCATCCGATTCTTCGTCATAACCTTCACTTGTTGGCTCCGGATTAGTTACGGATATAATGCCGTCAATTGATACTGGTATAAAAACTATAGTGTTTGCAGGTACATTACCTGAAGAACTAGGCACAACCGCTTTTATATTTACGGTGCCAGCACCAACAATGCTCTTATTTTCTGTGGCTACAAACTGAATTCTTGATTCTGTCTGAAATAAATCTCCAATAGATATATCCCCAGTTCCAAGAACATTAAGATATTTTGTAGAATAGGTTGCTCCTTTTCTAATTACTCCAGTTCTTTGATATACCCTAAGGGTTAATTCTTCTCCTGAAAGATTATTGATGTCTAATTTTTTAACTGTATTATCTAGCTCAACATACAATTGAGTTATTTCTACTGCTCCGGGAGCTATAAACTTATATGTAGCGCTCCCTTCTTTTTTATCAGTATCATCTGTAATGCTTGCTAGCATCCTATCAATTATTACTTTCTCTGTTTGGGTTTCATACACTTACATTCACCTCCCCAAGGTCTGTTACTGCTATAAACTCAAGGCTTAATTTGTCATCATTAATACTCACAACAAGATTTTTAACACCACTAATATGGGGGTTTATACTCAAGGCCTCTTCAACATATCTTTTTGTTTCACTCTCTGCTACTTTACCCCCAAAGCTACTTCCTATCAGATTATTAAGTTCACTCCCATAGTTCCAACTGAATATTATATGTTTGTAGCGAGTTATTTTTAACGCATGATAAATCCATACTCTTAATGCTTCTAGTCCTTCAACTATAACAAGAGCTTCATCTTTCATAACAAACTCATCATTCTTAAAATCCCAAGCATATTCGCGTGGTATCGGTAACTCATTATTAGAATTTGTAACTATATTAGTATTCTGTATAAATGGGAAAATGCTCATTTATGGACTCACCACCTTACATATTACTATATAAGTCTGCTTATCTATCGTTGGCATTATCGCCAGTTTGTCACCAGCATTTAAAGACTCAACAAACTTTATCTGTGACGTATTGCTCCATAGCTCTGGATCTAATGCAGTGGTTTGAATCTGCCTTGTAAAATCTTTAAGTAGGTAATCAGCTACTAAAACATCTTCTTTATCCAGCTGTATGCCATCGGCTTTGATTACAAGGGTCGGCTGCGGGCTTATGACCTCGCCAATAATAATAGAAGGAGGGTTTAGCTTTGCACCCTCCTCTCTCATCAACTCTAATATTTCAGAATATGGATTACCACTCAAGCGAGATCACTCCTTCCATTGTATAATTGCATATGTCTTCTGACTTTGTTTCTTGTTTCGGTAAGACTTTTCATCCATTATCTCGTCAAAATTAAGCTGTAAGGACATAGTATGTATACTATTCTCCCATGTATGTGTATCGGCATCTATTTGAAATACTCCAACTAGCCCAGTATATTCATCTTTAATCCCTACAGCATATCCAGTAATACACCTAACATCACCTAGAGCCTCTGCATTCCCTCTGCGTTCCACACCTTGAAGTAAGTTGTTTGCTACCTCAGTTGCGTTTACACCAGTCTCTTTTTTATATATCCTCTGAAATTTACCATAAGCCTTTATCCATTCCTGGTTGTTGACTTGGCCTATTACACTATTGGAATTTCCTATCTCATCAACAATTACTACAGCACTTATCATATTCTCGAGTGATTCAGAAAAATTGGTATTTGTAAGATTCTTTCCGCTTTCCAAAACATAATCTAGCGTGAGGGTCCCTCTTTCTATTACATAAAGTTTATTTCCCATCATAAGTGCCAAGTACTTCTTGCCATTCTGAGTTGCAGCCTTGGTATAAGCTTTCATAATTATTTCATAACAAGTATCACCTGCAAATATATGCCTTATTAATATCCCCGTTTTTGCAAGCTCTGCTGTTTCAACACCTAAATCCTTGCATATTTTAGCAGTTATGCTTTCAGCTGGCATATCTTTGATATTGTAAAACGCTTCATTTTTAAGCAAATATATACCCGCATCATAAGCAGTTATGTTTATTTCATTTCCGTTAGATGCTTTGTTCTTTGTAAAAATGTAGCCTGTAAAAATCAAAATGTCGTTATCATAAAACTTAATCATGTTGCCAAGAGATATTTCTATGTTTTGAAGATAAGAATCCGTGGCAGATGAAACAATATCAAACTCAATCTTTCTTGCTGCTTGCTGATAATCACCTGACCATTTCACTTTGTTTATATATTGGGTTATATCTTTTTGCCCGCCAGAACTAATTAAGATGAGCTTGATCATAGTTTAAGCACCTGCCCCGGATATATAAGGTTTACATCTTTAATGGTATTTTTACTAGCTATTTGTGTATATTTACTACCATCACCAAATAACTTTTTAGCAATTCCCCACAAGGTGTCCCCTGACTTGACAGTATAAGTTTTAGGAGTCTGTTTTTCTGTTTGCCTGTTAGCTGTCATATAAGTCAAGGATAAGCTATTTGTGGCGACTTGCATTTGGTCTATAAACCGATATTCTTTTAAGGATAATGTAAAATAGACATCCCTTGTTCCATCCTGCTCTCCATACGTGAAACTTTCTATGCAGCAGGCTAAATTTACGTCCGTTTCAGTGATTATTAACCTCAGAGGCTTTCCACTTTTTCGCCATGACTCTATCATTTTTACGCATTCATATGGATTCGGGAAATCTCTATACTGACAAAATGGGTAGAATTGTGCAGGGAAGAAAGTTGCAATTTCAATGGATGAAAGCTTTTCTTTTCCAATAAGCGCTAACTCTCCAAAATCGTTGACGTTCACAACAGATATAGCCGTACCTTTCTTAATAGTAAAATCAGCTGGGGGCACTGGTAATTGAAGAGATTCCGCCTTGTTATTAAATGTTAACCAGAATTCCATTAAAATGCACCCCCAAAAGCTAATTTTGCTTTGATCAATTCATTTTTGAACTCTATTGCTACTTTCTTGATGTCGCCCTCTTCCCTTATGGTTATTGGACCATTCATATTGACAATAACGCTACCATCCCCGCTTGATTGATTTGTTTCCTGCTTAGTAAGAACTTTTTCACCTTCATGTAAAAGCGCTGGGTAGTTATTATAAGGTACTCTAGACATCCCAAATGCCTTTGGCTTATTCAAATGTTTAAAAGGATCTCTAAATAAAGCTCTTAGTATTGGATTTTCAGAGTCTCCAAAAGCCTTATCTGTAATATTGTTCAATATTCCAAACAACGGGTCTTGAGGCATATCATATGTTTTCCCCTCAGCTTCAATTGTTGGGTTGCTGCCAACTAGAGAATCAGTAATGCCTTTGCCCATTGCGCCACCTATTTGCAAACCTAAGGTTGCAAACTTAGGTACGTATTCAGTAGCAACATCTATGATAAGGTCCAATGCAGCTCTTGTACCATCTGCGAATGCGTTCTGTAATTTTTCGCCGCCCTCTCCATCAAACCAAGTCTTTACACCTTGGTACATATCTTCAAGGATGAACTTTATCTTTCCACCTAAATCAGCATTCATAAATGCAGGATTGTTAAACAGTTTATCAAAGTACCTATATAACGCATCTGCTTTTTTCCCAACCCAATCGCCAATAGTTTTACCCACTTCAATGAGTTTGCTTTGCATTTTTTCAAGGCCATCTTCATTTTCATTTAAGCCATCTAGAAATTTAGTCATATATGGTAATATACCATCCTTGATACCGCCACCAAATGCAGCAAATATATTGAGGTTTGCAAAGTCTTTGAAAGAACTCACTAATCCGAATAAAGTTCTAGATTGCTTAATCATCATGCCTGAATAGTCCTGCCTCATACCTTTTCTAATCGATTGAATTGCTTTATCGGCAGGGATTAGTCCATTCTCTGCAAGCTTCATAGTTTCTGCTGTAGTTTTACCTATAGCTCCAGCTATATATCTCCATGCTCCAATACCATTTTCAGCTAATTGGTTTATTTCTTGTGCTGATACTTTGCCTTTCTGTTGCATTTGTCCTAATGCACGGATAATGTTCTCCATACCCTCTGTACCTCTACCAGTACCGGATGCGGCGTCTCCTGCATCAGTTAGCAGACTCAACATATCATCTTGCTTAAATCCCATTGCCATGGCATATTGTGCATTCTTAGACAGATCCATAAATTCAAATGGAGTATCGATGGCAAAAGCAGTTAAATCTCTCATCATCTTTTGACCAGCTTCACGACTTTTTAGCATGGTTTCGAAGGCCATCTGAGTTTGCTCCATCTGTCCTGCTATATTAAGAGAATGTATTATTCCCGCAGTTCCCCCAGCTGTTACACCAGCAGCAACTGCCATAGCTCCCCATTTCAATATGTTGGCCATCTTATTTTTTATACTATCAAGAGGTCTACTTGCATTGTCTTTAATCCTAATTTCTGGCTCAACCTTTTTTCTATCCATTTCGCTGAGCTTTTTCATAGTTGCATTAATAGCTGAATCTGTTTGCTTCATTTGCAACTTAATTTCACGTTTCTTTTTTAACGTTTGGTCAAGCTCATTTTTAAGCTTATCATCAAGCTTGTCAGCACTCTTTTCGAGTGTTTTAAGAGCTTTATCAGCTGTCTTATTGTCCATTTTTAAATTCCACTGCTTGAGGTACAATGAGTCCAACTGTTTTTTCGTTGCTTCAGTGTCAGTCTTAAATTGTTTTTGTTGTTTTGAAATATAATTAAGACCATTGCTAAATCTATCTTTCAGAGTAAATATAACAGAAATGTCTCTGGACAAGTTCTCACCTCCTCATCATACCTAGCATTTCAATAATATATGGGCATGTAGGCTTTCCATTAAACCTTTTGAACAAATCGGTTTCATCTTCTATCTCTTGTTCAAAGAATGCTCTGATAAATACCTGCTCTCCATTTGGCATATTATATATGACAGAAGGTCTTATCCTCCCACGCTTCCAATAATGATACATCATTTGGACAAGACCATCTGTCTTTATTCGTTTTTTATTTCTGCAACTGCATCATCATTGAAGCCAGTTAGATCAGAGACAACTCTATATAAGCTTAAAATCTCTCCAGGCAACAAAAATTTATCATCTTTCAGTAATTCATTTGGAGTAACAGCTTTGAACTTCTCGCACAACTCTTTACTTTTTAGTGAAGGGTCCTTAACACCTTCTATTACTGTTAACCTTCTCATTTGGGCAATATCTTGTTCTCCATCATTTTCAGAACTCTCATTGATATACTGAAGTTGATTACTATCAAGGCCCTCGCAAGTAAATATAATCTTTTGACCAAAAACCTTAGAAAGTCTCTTTATTTCAACCTTTTTTGTAGGCTTCTTAATTTTTGATACATCTTCTTTCAATAACAAGTCTAAAATATTATTCATTATTTGACCTCCATGATTTATATTTAAAGGGAAAGGGCAGCTTTCGCCACCCCTTATTGTGGTTGTATTTCGTCTAGGTAATCATAATCCTCAAAAGTGAAAGGACACTCAATTTGTCCAGGTTTTGCATTTTCCCAATCCGCTAATGTAAGATCATCAAAGCTAACGGATTTTAGGACCACTCTTTCCGAACCAAAAGCATCCGGATCAGCAAGTTTTGATATTATTGTAACTCTTACATCTTTGCCGTCTTTAAGCATCTGTTTAAGCTTCAGCGACATTCTACTGTTTATCTTGTTCATTTTAACTGAGCCTTTGCCATCCCAACCAGTGACCTTTTTGCTTGTGCCCAGTTTCCCGCATATGGGTACATCTTCTTTCTTGATGTCGATTTTAGCTTGTAGACCAAAACAGTCGGCAAGCTTATCACTGTCCATCCAAACCTCGCCAAAGGTACCGTTTATAACTCTTTTACCATCCATCTAACACCCCTCCTTAAACGTTAATTCCAAGGCTAATATCTTCTATTGCATCTAACGGTTTTATCTGTGCGGCCAAGAACACTTGGTCGTCTGTATTAGCTTCTTTGATTTGCTGAGCAGTCATTGTAGAAATATCTATTCCTTTATCCTGCAGATAGTTCTCTTGTGTAACTTCATCGATGGCAACGCTATTTATTGCTTTGTTATCCAGCAATCCATCGGCAATAAGTTGCTCAAAATAACCATTTATTGCTGTTATAAGCAGGCACTTGTTATCATATGAGTTTGAGAACTTGCCTATATAGTTACCTTCAGCTGTTTTCTTTATATCTCCATAGATAAGGTCCAGAATGTCCACAACCTTTATCTTCTTAAACGAATCTCCTTTATCTTGAGTAGTAGTCTGCAAAGAGTTCACTGCTCTTGCTACCTTAACTTTTTCCCCATCATGGAAGATTTCAAACTTACCTGCATCTATTGCAGTATCAAGTTGAGCTTTTGTTAACCTTGGAGAAACATCAGTTACCTCTGGAAGCACTTGGAATGTTGCACTCATATTCAGTGGAGTACCCGCAAGCAAACCAGCTATTCTTGGACAGTACTCAACATTTGAATAAGGTATTTCTCCTACTTCTATTGTATCTGTTGTAAAATTAATGATTCCTTCATTGTCGCCTGCGCTATCTGGAAGAACTGCTTTTACCTTTTTATTTAGATTTTCTCTTATGCCTTTTATCCATGTTGCAATATCAGCAACATCTTCAGCGGCGATATCTACTACAGCAAGATAATCCCATTTTACTGTTTCGAGATATGCTTGCGCTTCTGTATAATCTGCACTTGCTGTTGGCTGCACGTAAATCACAACTTTTGAAGGCGGCTTAACTCCACCTATTAATGCGAATTTAATTGCATCCTTATTTGAATCTGACAGAGTGGCAGGGATATCTGCGACAGTTAATATCTCTTTGAATCCATTGTTTGTTGCATCCTTCATAACAAGAGCTACTATGCCTCTTTCCCCTCTTTTTATGGCAGTAATTCCAGTTGATTTGAATTCTATGTTTATATTTGGTAATGGCATTTAATTACCTCCTCGCTATTTTATATTTACTTTGCCTATAAGCTCATAAACTTCTGTATCCATGGGCCTATCTTCAAAGTACTGTAAATTTATCGATATATATACCTCATTATCTCTGGGTCCTCCAGTAGTCTTTGTGATTTTTACTGCTCTGTCTCCAACATTAATATATCCTTTGCGGAATATGTTTTTTACTGTATCAGATACTAAATATTGGTTTTTAGAATCAGCTATGTAATAGTCGTCCACCGGAGCAAAGTATACAATCTGAATTGACATTTCTTCTTCTGTGATTGAAATGTTATTATCTTCTGAGCCACTTGAGATAAGCTCAATAAAAAAAGAAGGCCTTTCAAAACCTTCTGGTATGTTTTGTATGTAGAACGTACTTGCAGGGAACTTGCTAAGAATTAATCCATTTATCTCATCTATAATATTCTGTATTGTTATCATTCAAGTTCCCCTCCGATCATATCAACAAAATACTCTGCCATCATCATCAAGTCACCTTTGGATTCATTCATGCCCTTTTCAAACATATGCTTTCCTCGCACGAATTTTACTCCATCTTTTGTCTTTACTACGTGTCCCTCCTCAACAAGATGTGCATGCGGGGCACGATGACCAGTTACTCTCCCGGAATAATCAGCCTTAACAGCTGCATATCCACCTTTGCTACCAATCTTTACATACATGGCTTCTTTTAGATGTGAGCCTTCTGTTCTATCTTCATCATAAGGCGTATTATCCTTGACGTTGGTCAATATAAGATCTCCTGCCTTCTCATGAAAAATCCTTCTCTCTTTCGGGAGTTTTTCAAGCAGCTTATCAGTTTTTAGCAATAATTCATCAAAGCCTTTCATTTCTATGCTGCTCATGATTTACACATCCTTCTTCAGTGTGATTTCCACTTCTGTATGATGATTTCTCGGCTTGTATAGCATTGAAGCAGTATATTTCACATCGTCGATTTCTAATAAGTCACCAGGTCTTATATCCATAATTGATTCACCGTAGAGCAAGTACCCAGCTTTAATAGTTGCATTTGGGGATTCTTGTTCATAACTATCATTCTTACGAGTAAATGTGCAAGGATATTTTGCCATCAGTTGCGGCTCTTTTATAGGTCTATTTAATGAGTCTTTATTACCCGATAACCTGTAAACCTTGCAAATCTTATCTAATTCCAACACTTCTCCGCACAAAAGATGCGTTTCTATATGTTTTGCTTTTTCATCAGAAACAAAGAAAATATCAAAACATCTTGAACCAACTTTTATCCTCATGAGTTCAGCGAGTGCCGAATTATATCTAGTCTTTATACGAGTTGAGGCTTCTTGATTAATATTGTCAATCTTTCTTATAAGCCTACTACTCTCTAATTGGTCAATAGCAGCCCATAAAGGAAATGCATCATCCCATACTTCCCTGGTAATACCCTCTGCATCAACTATCGAGGTATTTGTTTTATTATGGATTGTTATTTTATGCCTATATTCTGCTGGGTTTATGATGTTCTTCAACGCATTACACCTCCTATGTTGCGGCTGGCAATGCTTTTGCATGAAGTTGTGCAAGTAAGTTAGTAAGCCCATAATTATTTTCTCCAACCTTACCTATCATAGCAGGATTTTCAAACCACTGAACCAAAAGTATCGATGCAGCCATCTTAGCCACAGCGTCCACTGGTTCTAAATCCCAATCCTTACCTGTACCCGTCTTAATGTACTCATCAATTGCAGGAAGGAGTATATTCAATTGTGGGTAGTCAGATGCATTATCAAGCCTCAACATGTCTGCAGCCTCTTGTGGAGTTAATATACTCACTTAAATCACCGCCTTATGGCTAGTTGCTTATTAATTTTCTTTATCTTTGTCATTCGCTGAATCTTTTATTTTATCACCAGTCTCATCTGCCGCCTTATCCTCAAGCTGTTTCTCAAGCACTAAAATCTTTTCATTAGCCAACTTCAGCTCACTTTCGGCTTTTTCTAGCGAGGCATTCAATTGTTCTATTCCTTCATTTTCGAGCCCACTTTCAAAATCACAACTGTATGGCATTAATACTATCTTGACGCCGCTTCGTTCTTCCTCAAACCTTATTTTCCCCGACAATTGCTCATGCTCAACATCAGTCAGTGCTTTTAAAGCCCTAAATACCAATATTGTTTCATTTCCATTTTCAATCTTATCTATTTGTTGAACTTTACTGTTTGATTTTCCGTTTTTAGGCATGTTTTCCACCTCCATGTAAAAGTTTTTATAAGTTTTCATTTGATTATATCTAATTAAAGAGGGGCATTAAGCCCCTCCTATATTTATTAAGTTGCTGCTACTTTCTTGATTCTAACAAATCCCTTGTAAGCTGCAACATTACCGCCAGCCCAAATGCTTCCACGGTATGCGATTTGTCCAGACTTAAATTTGAAATCTCTGCTTTCTTCTATAGTCAATGGTGAGAAAACAGGCATTTCATAACTCATTAGATTTCCATAAGCCATACAATAAGTACCTGCAGCAGTTGCAACAGCAGATAATGCAGGACATACGCTGTTTAGGATATACTGAACACTGAAACTGCCTTTGGATGATATTGTGCCTGTATTTCCATTAATCGTGATCTCATAAAGCTTCTCACCATCCAAAGTTCTGATTGCTGCGAAAGCTGCAAGGTCAGCTTTAGAAAGTATCAATACAGCGGTTCCTTCAACGTCTTCATCTCCGCCATAACCAAATACAATTTTATCTAAAGTATCTTCGTCTATTTCAGATATTTCTATATCTGATGCTGCTGGGATGACGTTAGCAGGAGCATTTTTAATTCCTACAAACGCATTGGCTCCGCCAGCACCAGCGAATATCATCTTTGCAAGCTTCTTTCTAATAGCTATACGGACATTCTTAGCTACAAGCGCTTGATAGTTGATGTTTGGAAGCTTTGTTGCTTCATCAGTGATTTCGGTATAGGCAGTAATTTTAGCCTTACCAATCTCAACATAGTCCGTTACTGGATCAGTGTCTGTATAATCCCCTGTCTCAGTTGTATAATCGCCTTCACCAAAAGAAACTTCAAAACCTTTTGTATAGCTTTCACCACCTGGAAGAGGAACAGCATTGACTCTATCAATTAAGCTAGATACTTCGTTAAAAGTTTCATTTAAGTTGTTGGCATATTTTTTTTGAACAATTAAGTCTCCACTGGCAATTGTAACAGCTCTTTCTTCTGCGCTTTCTTCCATAGATACCACTATGGCTTTACCAGCCTTTAAGTCTGCGCCTCTGGCTTCAAATTTATCGGTTAGTTCCTTACTGCGTTGCTCGTTCTGCTTGCCATCAAAGCCATATGTTCCCATAGGCTTAAGTTGCCCAACAGGTATTGTTTGTGATCTTTGCTCTAGAGGATTTTCCTCTGCTTCATCTGGAAGAGCATCAATCATGCTGCGAAGCTCTGTAATTTCAGTATTTAATGTATCGAGTTCGGTGTTTATTGAACGCAACTCTTTGATGTCCTCAGTTGAATTAGCCTTGGTTCCAAGTTCAGCTTTTCTGCTTTCCTTTTTAGTCAGTAGTTCCATTAATTTCTTTTTCATTTTATCACCTTAACCCTTCAGTTTTATTTGTGTTTTTAGTTTCATTACTTCCAGCTCGCTTTTAGAGTTATCCAACTCAGACCTGGCATTATCCAATGCCATTATTGCATTATCCAATGCAGACTGGTCACGGGCCGATATATCAGTACCGCTGTAAGCCGGCATATTAACCGCACCTACTTCGTATACTTTACGAATTTTTAAGATATGTCTTGTAGGCATATCTGTGTCTAAATCTGTCCATTTTGCATCCGCAATGGTAAAAATAAAAGACATGCCATCCATGTCTCCGCGTTTTATTGAGCTATACAAGCTCCTTGCTTCCGAATTCTCCTCGGTGTCAAGTCTAGCTTTTACATAGAGCCCTTTATCATCTGTTTGCAATTGCATTGTAGAGTTTCCATTGTTTCTGCGACTTCTTGCAATAGGTATCTTTCTTAAATCATGATTGACGCAAAATAGCACATCATCAAAGTCAGTGCCATCAAAAGCACCCCTTTCAATCACTTCATAGAAGTAATCTCCTATACTTGTTTTTTGATCATATACTGCGGGATGGCCATCGACTGTTTTTTCTTCATCCGCAGCTCTAAAATCCGTAACTCCAAAGCTTCTCTTGATTATTTCATCATTGCCTGGTAGTTTGTTTTTATTCTTTGACATTCTTATCAGGCTCCTTTCCAGCTCTTTTCATTTGATATTCACTTACTAAGCTAACATCTATATAATTAAGAGACATTGTTCTTTTACTTCCACTGCCATCCTCTAATGGCGGATATCCTAATATGGCCAACTTCTGGTCATCAGTTAGCAACCCTTGCTCTCCTGTAGTCTTTAGTAACTCTAGCTTGGTTTTTGTGCTTAAATACATCATATCCTTTTGATAAAACACAATCTCATTTCCAACGTCTAACTCTCGCTGTGAAAAAATGGTCTTGGAGAAAGCTTGGCCAAGACTTATTATTATAGGCTCTAATGTCTTCTCGTAAAATGCCTGATATTGTTCATCGGTAAAGTCACCTTTAAGAATTGGAACTGATACCCCATAATAATTAAGCACTTTACTTTGTAAGAATTCCAAAGTTTCTTTGTCTATCAATTTAGGATCTACGCTTAGATTCACATAGTCACCTTTAAGGTCCATAGGTAATATCCCAGATTTCCCTGCTGCCATGGCACTCTCAAATCTGGCACGTTCCTTTTGCTGGCTTTCATCGTCAAGCATTGTATTAATTTTGAGTATCCCACGTATCGACAAGCTTGTTTTTATAGCTTTCTCTAGTCCTTGCAACACTGTATCGTTTATTTCCAATACTTTTAAGAGAGCTGAATTATCTGGTTGGCCGTTTAATCCTCCGCCCATAATGTCATTTATGGAATATTTCTTTCTCAAGTGAATAACTTCATTGTAAGGCAATGTGAATTTGTCACCATTTACAAAACGTAATTCAACAAATAGCTTTTCACTTGCATCCTGCAGGAAAATCACTTCCGTTGGATTAAGAGGATAAAACCCTGTATACTCTCGCTCTAATTCACCGTTATTACCAGTTTTGTTAATATAGGTTGGATAGATAAAGGCATTGTAGTTCATCATAAGTAACCAAATGACCTTTTCTATAAAATCTCTTGTAGTCATTAGCTGATTTGGTGCAAATTTAAATAACCTGTTAAGGCAGCTCTTCACATTTGCCTGCATACCTTTGCTATCTGTCCTAATATGCTTTGGTTTAAGCTTGCTACACTCGGTAGCAATAACATCAATGCACATCTGCACCACATCGGAAGCATATATACTTGTACCAAACTGAGAAAATGCTGGATTGTATCCATCCAGGAACTTAGCGTATTGCTTCTGTGTGGCGTCCCTGTTTGAAAACACATTCTTAAATAAGTCTTTTAAGGCCAATACCATCACCCCTTTACGCTGTTCTTTTTACTAGTTCAAGGAACTCTGTTCTGTTATCTATATAGATTCTATAAGCAATAATCATTGTTACAGCACCATCAATCTTCTTATCATCTTTACCTTGTACTTTTACAGGCATAATCTCCATCTTGGAATTCATATTCAACGCTGTATTTTCCAAGCACCACTTATCTATGGGATTATCATTGTAAATTATAAGGTCACTCTTTAGATCTTTTTCAACCAAGTTCATAGGCTCCGACATGCTTCCGAATTCTTGGGCAACACGCTGGCAATCAAAGCCGTATTCCTCCATTTCTTTTACCCAGTAAATTGCAGACCATTTATCATAGCCAGTCTTGAAGAAACGAATGCCATATTCCTTAAACAATTTATAGAACCATGCTGTTACATGTCTAAAATCATTTTCATTGCCATCAGATACAACGATGTGTCCATCCCTGATCCAGCCTTCAAACATTTTTCTATCAGTTTCATTAAGATTGTCCAACTTTGATTTAGGAATAAAGTACTTCTGAACGAAATATTTTTTATTGCTGCCAGGCTTCATGAGCAATGCCTTTGCACTTGCAAGATCTCCTGTCTTTGATAGGTCAACTGCACCGATTGCGAAGCAGTTTCTAAAATCTTCAATATTGAACTTCTCTTCATTCTTAATGTCCTCAGGTGCCAACCATGCAGTTGCATTGTTTTGCTTCACATTGAAATCTTTTGATAGAACAAACACACGCATCTGCTTGCTTGTCTTTGCCTCATCAATCATTTTTCTAAGGAAACTCCACTTTTTTATAGTTCCTACTCCAGGATTACTTTTCGGCCACATTTTTTCGTCTTGCCATATTTCTGCTTCACAATCCTGAGTGTAAAGCCATATCAGCCATCGAGGACGCTCTAATTCACCATTCAACACTAAGCGTGCTTCTTTCATCCTGTCATCAAGATACCCATCATTAATAACGCCTTCTGTTGTGAGCTCATAATACAGAGGCTCATCTTGTGTAGACAAAGCCTGCCTTATTGGCATTACCGAAGTATTGTCCTTCATTTCATGGACTTCATCTACTGAGCCAACACCTATATTACGGCCTTCCTTAGCTCCTGTCTTAGCTGATATCTTTCGGATGCTTCCTTTGTTTTTATATGAGAACTTACCTGTGTGCTTTGGTTTCTTTGGATTTCCAAAGTAAATACCCTTAATATTTTTTCTTGTTACCTTTGCAAGGTTTTTGCTTGCCTCACGCATTGCATCTATAGCTTGGAACATTAAATCAGCCTGTTCGTAATCATTGCTTGAACAAAGTATCTTTAATCCCAATGGGCCACAGAAAAAATCAGCTAGATTAATAGCTGATATAAAAGGTGTCTTTCCATTTTTTCTTCCTACCACATATAACGCATCTTGATAAAGTCTAATGTCACGGCCTACCTCTTCATCATATATTTTGAAGCTATACATAGCCTCAATAAAAGCCTTTTGAAATAGCATTAATATAAATGATTTGCCGGCAAAAGGAGCTTCGTAGTGTTTGCACTCTGTTTCTATAAACTTAATTCTCTTATGAGCATCTTCCATTTCAAATTTAATAGCAGGATTGTCGAAATGCCCAAACAGTATATTGAGCATTTGCATGAGTTCACGACCTATAATAATTTCACCAGTTTTACACTTATGAATGTATTCTAATAAATATGAATGGGTACCATCATGTTTAAACATACTGCGTCACCTGCTTAACTATACTCATCAAGATCATCATCCTCTTCAACTGTAGCTTTTAGCCTAATGCTGTTTAGCTTATTTGTTATACTTGCATAGCTTTCAGATAACCTGGCATATTCTTTCACAGCTGGCACCTGCTTCTGCAGCTCTGGATGCTGAGGATGAACTTTTATAGCACCGGATAGTTCAATTGTCTGTTCTAAGTCAAAGCACATGGAATGTAAAAAAGCCGCCTTTTGGATTAATCCTTCAGCTGCCTTTTTTGTTTCATCATCCTTTTCTGCAAACAATTCGTTCCATCTTGTCAGTTCTTCTTGGTATTCAGCGCTCTTTTTCATTTTTCTCAAATCCTCCAGGGAATTTCAAATTTTTCACCGTGCGTGCAAATTGGGTATGATACACGGTCTTGGAGTTAATGCCATATTTATTTGATAGGGGGGTGTTAAGCAACGTAATCATCGAACCACTTATTTATATACTTGGTCCACTCTTCCTTCATGCATTGCCTGCTATCGTCCATGGCCAATCTATTGATGCATTCTATCTTACTTACATCACAAAAGATTATCTCTGCTCCTATGTCATCAGCAGTCTTCTCACGCTTATACTTGTCAGCATATCCGCCTATTATCCAAGCATTATGCCATTTACCATACCTAGTCTTTATATGATCTATAAGTTGATTATGTACAGCCATGACATTACTGAATAAGTTATCTGGTTTACTATATGTATCTTGTAGAGATAACGCTTGATATAACATGTCCATATCTATTACTATATCTCCACGCTTCATATTATCCTTTACATATGTTTTCTTTCCAGACAATGGAGCTCCATAAACAATGTATACGCTGCGTGCAGATTGATATCCGAAACGATTGTGTATTTTATTATGGCAATCAAAACAAACAACTTCTATATTGACAGGGTTTAATGATATTGATACATCATGCACATTCTCAGGTGTAAGCTCTTTCTTGTGGTGTAGAATAATATCCTTTGGATTTGCAATGACACTCTTACACTTCACACACTTTGGACCACGTTCACCAATGATGTATAGCCTAAACTTTATCCATGCCTCAGAAGCATAAAAACTTTTTAGTATTGCATACTTAGCCACTGTCTACCACCTCACCTCCAACCAAAGTTCTACACAATATATCTGGAACATCATCGTGTGTGCTGCTCCATCTAATGCCATACTTTCTTATCATGCTCTCAAAGTCTTCCACATCATGATCCTCTATCTTAAAGCCTCTTGGTCCAACTCCGATGTGCTTTAACTCATGAAGCATCAGCAATTTCTTTTGGTTGTCTGTCAAATGTTCTATGTTGGGTTCGTAAAAAGTTATTAAGAAATCAAAAGGAAGATATGCTGTAAATGTACCTTTAACTATTCTGCAATCAGCATTAACTGCTTTGCCCTTATCTTTCTTTGATTCATAACCTCTGATGTAGCCTATTCTAATTTCATAGGCTTTAATAAAGTGCAGTTCAGGAATAGCCTCTATTACTTTTTTACCTAAAACCTCTAAGTCTTCAGCTATTTCATAATCAATTAGATACAACTCTTCTCGTAAATCTTTTATTATAAGAGTCTTCTCAGCATTTCTTTCAGCGTTATATATCTGATACAACTTATTTAATGCTGCGCACGGTTCATCACAATCACTTTCACATTTATCGCAAATATCATTATCTGGCATACTTTAAATCACCACTCTTTTGATTCCAACTCTTTTTCTCTTAGCGCCAGTTCTTTCTTTTTTATTTCCATCGCTAAAGGATTGTCTGACCAATCTCCTCTGTTTCTGTTATATAACCACACCTTTGCCGCTCCCACATCAGGAGCAACCTCTTTGGTTATTCTTTTTGTCACTTGCAACTCTTTTTGTTTGGTTTTCGGGTCAAATACCATTTCCTCAACGAGCTCTGTAACCGTGTAACCAAGCGCCCTTTTAAGAAAAGCATTCTCAACTTTTATGTCCACAATCTGCTTATTTTCTTTTAAAGTGCTAAGTAGTGCTAAGTGCTGCTTTTTGTAGTTCCTAAAAGATGCATAAGAAACCCCTAGTTTTTGGGCTATTTTACTTTCTGTCATACCCTCTCTAGCCCACGCTGAGACCTCTAATAATCTGGGTTCTACGTGTGTTTCATATTTTCTTTCAGACATCACCTTCACCTACTTTTTATTTTGTATCTGAATGCACCTTATCATAAATTCTGGTGCATAAGTTATTTTTATAAAAACCTTGCAATTACTAATTTGTACACACCACTAACAATGTAATGCACATTTTTTATTTATGGTGCATTGTTAATAAATTTTTAGACGTTTTATTGCTTGGTTTGCTGTTTCTTGATTTATTCCTATATATCTTAAAGTTACGCTCGGATCGGAGTGATTGAATATTTCCATTAGAGTTGCCACATCCTTAAATTCTTTATAAAAATGATATCCAAAAGTCTTTCTGAGTGTATGATTCCCGATATTTTCTAAGCCGAATTCGTAAGCTGCCTTATTTAAGATTCTGTAAGCAGTTGATCTATTCATAGGCTTACCAGTTTTCTTTCTGGACTTAATTAAGTATTCTTCAGGGTCTTTGTCTTTGCAATATTCTTTAAGCACTTTTTTTAATATTGGATTAATCTCATTTGCAGATTGCTTACCGGTCTTTTTTTCTCTAATGTTTATTGTGTTTCTGTTTTTTACATCAGAGATTCTAATTTTCAAAATATCCGATATTCTCTTGCCGGTATATATCCCAACCATGAACATGATATAATCTCTTTCATTTTGCTCCTTAAAATAATGCGCCATGGACCTGACTACCTCAGGATCTCTAATCGGCTCAACAAAATTCAATTGCATTCACCTGCCTTAATGCACGCAGGCATCAAACATACGAACTTGTAATCTTGCCATCTACCACACCAGCATCCATTGCACTTATGAGCAGATTTCTCCTCATTGAGCTCTTTATCACTTTTTGGTTTTGCTTTTAAAGATTTATTATTCATAAAATCACCCAAACAAAAAGCCCAGGTACTTAACCTGAGCCCGATTTATATTTCTTTCTAGTTTATAGAATAAATCTTTTTGTCAATCTTGTAACCTCACAAAAACCGCACTCTTAAGTTTTTGTTCTTCTGCTTACTTTCTCAATATAGCTAAAAGAATACATTAGCTCATCAGCAATTTCTTGTGTAGACATATCTTCAATATCTCTTAAATATGCAACCTTGAAATCTATGTTATCAAGCTGCACTACCTTTACATAAGTATCTATTTTTAACTCCTTTAAGTTTTGCAGAGTACCTGTCTCAAGTTCAACCAATGTTTCATATTTCTCTGCATATAAATAAATTCTGTCAAAACTCATTGCATTTCCATTGCCGTGTGGCTGACCATCATAATTTATTGCGCTAATTTCGTGCGGAGCATCTTTATGAAGTAATTGTTTGTAATATTTTAGTTGATTCGTTACTACCGCTAAGAAATCTTCATGCATTTCGATCTGCAGATTGAGGTCCTTATAAGATTTAAAATCCACTGCTCCTCCCTCCTTTTGTTTCCACTTTTAAGCTGTTTTATATTCCGTAACTATGTAATCATACTTGTTACTAGATCCCTTCGTTAAAATATATATTGGTTTCCTATCCTTTAATGCCCATCTATACTCTTCCATACAGCCTTTGGATTTTTGCCAATTCTCACAGAGGATGATTGCATCACAAGCGTTATATAAATGCTTGCACTTCTCCATTGCCTCTTCATCATCCAGTATAGGCATTATTGATATTGGATTAACTAACTTAATGTCCTGATGGATTAACATGCTAAGTTCAATAACCTTTGCACTAATTATATTTTTCTTCAATTCACCAAAGCTTGTATATGGGTGGCTTAAATAATATAATTTATTTTTATCTAACATTGATTCCTCCCCCTTATAAATTATTGAGAATGATGCTTTCTATACGCTTATTTATTGAAATGTGCAGCATCATACTGCAGGTAATTTACATATTCTAATAACTGATTTCTGATAAATTTCTTCATCCTGCTCAATGCAGAAAAATCTTCTATTTGTTTTCATACAAGCTTCTGCTAGACTTCCAGAACCACTGCAGTTATCCAGTACTAAATCATCTTCATTGCTATAAGTCTTTATTAGAAACTCCAATAGTTCTACTGGCTTTTCTGTCGGGTGCAAAGGTTTATTTACTACAGAATAGAATAAAACATCTGTTGGGTATCTTTCTGTGCTACCCCCACCACTACTGCAGTTATCTGCTTTACCGTAATTACTGCCTGTATGCCTTGTATAGAAGTTATTTACTGGCTTATGCCCTTCTGTTTTCTGCGGATTATAAACTGGTTGATTTTTATAAAATACCAATATATCTTCCGTTGCTTGCATTGGCATTCTGTTTACATTTAGGTGTCCTGTAGCTCTATTCTTAACCCAAGTATATTTGTATCTATACATATCTTTGTTACTTAGTATCAGCTCTGCAGTAAATACTCCTTTTGAGAATAATAAGATGGCACCATTGTCCATGATAATCCTTTTGTATTCGTTCCATAGTGGTTCAAGGGGTATTTTCCTATCCCATTCGTTTTGAGTCATTTCAAAGGGTAAATCACATAGTATTAACCTCACTGATTTATCATTTATAGACTTCATTTCTTTGAGACAATCACCTAATACAATCCTATTAATTGCTGCCACCTCCAACGACGCATTTTATTCATGTAGTTTAACTTAAATTGTTTTCCCTCCATGCCTATAGGGCCTCGTTTTGTTATACTCATGTTTTATTCTTATTGCTGCTTCTATGTCAATTTCTTCTTTGCCACAAAAATCAAGTATTCTTATAATACAATCAGCAAGTTCTATGGCAATCCCCTCTGGCTTCATTCCTTCTTTTATGCCACATACTTGTTCCCCTGTTGTTTTATCAATATAATATGTTTCTGTTGGACCTTTGCCAGCTCTGTATTCCTCTAACGCTTCAGACAATTCACTATGGCAAAGAGCTATAATATCTCCAAAACTTCTTTTATCCTCCCACCAACCATGCTCTACAGCATTTTTATGTATTTGTTCACTTAATTTATTTAGCATTAAGATTCCTCACTTTCTTTAATCAGTATTTTTTCATTAAACGACTCTCTCGCCCATCTTGCCGAGTAATGTATTAATAGCATTTTTATACTTAATATGGGCCTCTTCATCAGTCCCAGATATTTCAGCTAATACTCCAAGAAGCTTTTGAAAGTCTTTGACCAATTCTTCGAAGTATATTGAAAATTTCTCTGCTGCTCCAACCATTAGAGCTTTCTTCCTAAGTTCTTCCAACTCTCTTTCTACTTCTTCCGGCACCTTCTCTATGGTTGCTACCGAGGTTTCAATAGGCTTGTCCTTAATCTGATTTTCAAGGTCCAGTATTTTTTCGTAAGCCTCTTTAAGTTCGCTCTCAGCTTTTTCTATTGAAGCTGTTAACTTCTCAGTCTCTTCACTATTCCCAGTATCCTCAGCTTCTGTAAATTTGTTCTTCATATCTTCTATGGAGCGTCTCAGTCTATTAATTTCCATGACTGATTTTTCCTCTTCTTGCCTAAGTGTTTCCTGGAGCTTCTTTACATTAGCCTGAGTCTCCCTAAGAACTCTTTCGCTAAGTCTATTATCAGACTCAGCTTTTTGTTTTTCTTCAAGTAACTTCAGCGCTTCTTCTGACTTGTTATTTGCTATATTCTTGAACTCATTCATTTTATTAAGGGCTTCATCCCTCTCTTTTATTGCCAACTGCAGCTCCCTAGTGGACATATTATCTAGATCATTATTCTCTATAAACTTTTCTCGCTCTTCTTCTGGTAGTCCAAGCAAGGAAATGGCTTGTGTATAGTTTAAATTGGCAAGCGCTTGCGATTTTGCATTGTCACCTAAAAGCGTTAATTGGTCAGCTCCATATTCTTCAAATATCCTCATTAGGTTGGTTGCAGTTCTTTGAGAATAATCAACTGACTCTTCAAGCCACTTACCCCACTCGCCATGAGCTACCAGCGTCTTTGCTTCTAGTAACCTGCGACCTATTTCTATACTGTTATAAAGCATCATCTTTCTAGTCTGGTTTTTAATATTGTTAATCTCAGCTGCTATTAGCTCTGGTGTCCTGCCTATAAGCATTGATGGATTATTGACCGTTAAATCATTCATAGTTTTCCTCCTCTTATTAAGCCGGTATGGCTACCTTAGTTTTGGGTTGTTTTTTCTCTAACACCTGACTTGTATATACTTTAATAAATTCTGATACATTCTTATCTGGAGCTTTATGACTCTTACCTTGCACTTGCAAAATAACGTTATTATTACTTAATTCCACACAATAATATGGCTTGTCCGGCTCGGATGAATTACGGATGAACAGGATGTTTGTTTTTCCTGATGCATACTTGGTTATGTATCCATTACCATAATTTCCAACACAGATTGTTAAAGCCTTCCCCTCGTCTATCATTTCTCTTGTACTTTTCGCAGGTCTGATTATTAAGCCATTACATTCAAAGCAATACTTTTGTAAACCATTTAGCCTAGCTGCTATCTTTTTATCCAAGAACTTGTTCTCTTCAGTTTTTACTCTCGAGATTGATTCTTGATGAGCAGTAAACAAATCTTTCGGGTATAGAATACGTTCATCTTTAAGATTCATTTCCAGCGTTATGCAATCTGCAATATAGTCTTTCCAAGATGTTAATACATTGACATCTGAAAAAAAGTGTTTTGATTGTTCTAATCGCTGCTTAGAAATATATGAGTTTATTTTTCGCAAAGTGGAATACTTATGGACCTTTTGTAGATCTTGAAAATAGTATACATATTTACTAGCAATACGCTCAATGTCATGATGTGATAGATTTGAGCTATCCTTTTTCGCCATTTGATAAAGTCTTAAGAATAAAGGATCTACTTCAGTTTTCAGGTTTTTTAATTCATTTAACTGTTTTTTATCAAGTCTGAAAACCTTATCTATACTTTTACCGTTCCAATTTATTGAGCTATACGTGTTATTCCCTAGCAATTTTGCTTCAACTAGATTTGGAAAGCCTAACTTTGTGATGTACTCAATACAAGGATATTTGGAGTAAAGGTCGAAAAATTTCACCATATCATCATAAAGATAGTTTTCCCAAGTGCTGTATTGGAATGGCGTTCCTTCTACTGCAGTTCTTATGCTTTGGACCGAGCAATCGACCACACTATTAGGATGACTTAGGAACCAAGTCTTATAAAACGAATGCACGTTTTTACATTTCTCTAGTTCACCAGAATACATCTCGTTTTTTCCTTGCCAAGTTGAATAATATACATATCTTTTCATCATTTTGGAGTTGCCTATTTCAAATACATATAATGTTTTATCTGCATATTTAGTCTGAACTTTCTTATAGTCATATCTGTAATCACGTACAGCATGAATTCCTCTGGCAATTATTACTTTTGGATCTACTTCTGATTTTTCAAAGTATACAAAATATGCTTCATCTATCATCGTCTTGCGACCCATACCACTTGATTTGACTTTGCAATTGCTCTTACAACCTGGACATTCGTACTGCATATTATGCTTAAGTTTTTCTGTTTTATATTCACGCTTACAATGAGTGCAATATGCAAATTGTTGTTTGCCTATCCTATGTGTAAACAAATATCTTGATGTCTTAAATACCTCATCGATCGCATACTGTTTTAAATCTGAACTATATTTCTTAGAGAAGTGTGATAGGAAATATTCGTTTTCCTTTTTCCTTAGTTTTTCATAACTATCTTTTTTAGCCACATCCTCACCCCCACTACTTCAATAAGTCTTTAAGACTAATATCAAAGTCTACCGATGCTTTTCTCTCAATAACTGGATTTTCTTTACTTTGCTCTATGGCCACTGTTGCTGTTGCTGTTGCAGTCGCTGTACTATTTATTCCAAAGTATTTTAAGACTATTGTAAAACCTTCCTGATCTGCCAGTACTGCACAGTTATTGACCTTCTTTTGAGAAGCTGCTTGCCTCATTGCATCCAGACTTTTAACTATCGACTTATCAGCTGCAAGTATTTTCTCTGCTGCTTCAGGGTTAACTTTTAAATATTGCAGTAAGAAGCTTCCTACTGCCTGTATATATGAATTATTCTTACTTTGGTTCATTTCAGTTTCTATCTTTAATATGGCTTGATTAAACATTTAGATTACCTCCTGCATTTAAGTTTTCTCTTCGTTCAGCTTTTATTTTTTCAATGTCTTCATCGCTGACAGAGCGTTTTATTTTGTTATTTTCAAGCAACAGCTCCTCTAATGCATTTCCATCATATTTTCTGTTTGCGAAGTTGTTAAAGCTATTACTGTTTCCTTTTGAGTTATCTTTTTGACTCTGCACTTTAGTCTTTTTTTGCATATTCCTTTTTTCTTCATGTTCTTTGTATTGCTGCATAGTCATTATGCCATTGTTCACCCAGTTGACAAGAATTGCCTCCGTATATCTCAAGTCAAATTTTTGACCTTTAACTGCTATAGATAAAGCTTCAATTACTAAATCTGCTTCCGTACCATCATCAAGAAAAGATAGTAACATGTGCACTTGTGCAGGTACTGCTCTTACTCCAAAATTTTTTTTATAGAAGTCCATTATTTTTTTAACTTCAGCTTGTTGAAAATCAGGAGGAGTAGGAGGGTTTATACTCTCCTCTTCTTTACTTTCCTTTACTATACTTTCCTCTCCTTTCCTTTGAGGGGTTTCCACGTCGGAAACTATACCATAAAAGGGGTTTCCGACGTGGAAACTAGGTTTTTTCGGAGTTTCCGACGCCCTTTTCTTATAAAGTTCAGCTAAGTTGTCAACAAATTTTTGCACCCATAGAATTTTTTGACCCCAAAGTTCTTGATCTATTGCTCCTAGTTCACTTAATGTATTAAGTATCTTAAGCGCTTTTTCTTCATCTACACGTGTTTTTGCTAATAGAAACTTCCACTCAGCAAGATTATTGCAGTTATAATAATGACCTTCTGTAGCCCCAAGAATTTCTAATAATTTAAACCAAAATGCATATCCATCATTTCCAAAACTTGATTCAAGAATAAATATAGTTTTGCCACTTAATACAAAGTGAGGAAAATATTCTGCTGTTTGTTTCTTTGGTCTTGCCACCGTATCACCTCCCCTGATAGAGTGGATCAGTAGCCACCCTTATATGTTTGTAATTTCAAAAAAATTACGATATACTTAAAATGAGATTTTAATTTGAGCCATCTAGCCTTGAGCTGTGGCTTTTTCTTTTGCATTTTTCCATTCTGCTATTGCAACCACCCAACCAGGACTCATATGCTCAATGTTGTTTCTGTTAATCTGCACTATTATAGCTTTTGACTCATTGATTTTCTTAGGTGGCTTGCTCAATCGAGCATTCTTATTTTTCCTTGGCATGCCCTCCACTCCCTTAACTTAGTAATTTTACATATAAGTAAAATACAAGGCTAAATGCTATTACTGTAAATGAACCGTAGAATAGAACATCTTCAATCTTACGTGTTAGCACAATCGGAAGCTCCTTCCATAGGTTTGTCCGCTGATTTAAGTTCTTCAATTACAGCCAAACATCCAACTTGAAATTTCTCATATACAGCCACACTAACTTGCGACTTTGCAATAGCATACATAAACGCTCTAACTAGTAAAGTTGCCTCTGCATCTCCCATTTATATCCCTCCTTTATTCATATAATCCAAGATCGTCTGGTATCCAATATCCGTATGTAGAAAGGTCTTCTTCCTCAACCCAACCTGGTACTATACAAATCTCATCAAATTGAATAGGTATTAGTTGTTTGTTATCTCCAACTGAGTAATATAAAACTTGTCCATCCAAACGATATTTTGATATATAGAAATGATTTATCCAGCCTGCTCTTGTGTAATGAAAGAGTGTAAATTCACCATCTACTATCTCTGGCTTAGTAGCGATTGTAGCTGGCAGTTGCTTCAGTTCGTGTATCGTTTCTTGTTGAATTGCTATAGCAGCAAGCATTACAGCGAATATAATTATTAAACAAAGCATTAAGGTCTTAAATCTAGTCATGTTTGTAATCATTTTGGACCCTCCTTAAAATTTAGGTTAGTTATTCATAAATATCTTTTCTCTCTTTGATGCAATTGGACTTTCCATAAAAGCTAGGCATATATTTTGACCCTCTCTGCCTCCGCAGTTCCCCTTGTTGAATTTTAATCTCTGGCATATACGGCATTCTGATGCAAGCTTTGTAAACTCAACATCTTTTAATATCTTTATCTCGAATTTGCTTTTAGGCGGCTTTATTTCTTTAACCTTATCTTTTTCAACTTTTACAATGTTAGACATTTGAAGCCTCCTTCATGTAATTTTTATAATATTTATCAGACTCTTAACCCGAAAGACGGGCAATATTTTGTTTTAGTATCTCTCCTTTCTGCTTGTCCTCCCTTATGGTAAAATTTAATTAAAAGGAGGTGACTATTATGAGTAAAAATTTCGATTATCCTCATGCTGCCTATTGCCCTTATCTAGAAAATAAACACATGATTTTTGTGAATTATGCTGAAATACCTATAGCAGGCAAATCTTCGCCGGAGTATAAAAAGATGGGCTATTCTTGTAATCAAAGCGAAAATTGCCCCCAGTCTTTTAGGGATGAGCATGGCCGGTGTCAGGTTTTCTTGCAGGCCCCGAACCAACCTTTATAGGGACACTGGTCATGTCTGATAATTTAAAGAGTGTAGGCCATGGATCTAAAATATCTACAATTTTGCCTTCTAATGAACCCGGTTGTTTGCACCACTTGTTTATACACTCCTCGCAAGCGTCCGGGACATTTTCTCTCCCTTTCATAACAACTTCCGTGTAGTGGCTAATGTGTCTTGCAATGCATTCAAGTTCATTAGGTGTAAGTTCGTTTGGTTGAGCTGGAACTCGACCTTCCAGTTCAGCTATTTTCTTTTTTGGTTCATCTACTCTTTGCTCCGGTGTTTTTTTCATATATATCCCGCCTTTCCACATATTCCCCTTTACATTCAACACTCGTGAACTTATGCGCTATTTTGATTTGAAACTTCAAATTTAGTCATAAGATTTTCTATAGGAACTTCAAATAATTCAGCCATGTTTTTATATTCTTCTGCTGTAAATGCTGCCTTTCCATTTTCCTTTTTGTTATATGTCTGAATAGTAACTCCGAGCAAATCTGCCATATCTTGTTGAATTAACCCTTTTAAACTTCTTAAGCTTTTCAAATATCTATTAGCCATGGTTGCACCTCCTTTCTACAAAAAATTAAAAGCCGACTACAAAGAATACTAAAAAGCAATTCTGTAATCGGCTTCGGCTCAGGCTCAAAGGCTCGGGCTCACGCTCATAATATTGAGTTTTATTTAGGCTAACTTATAGCCAGTTGTGTTAGTTTGGCTAACCTCTGATATATCCAATGATTCTATCTCGCGACGGTATTTAATTAATAATTCTGCTATCAGATCAGTAACTTTTTCATACTGTACGTTTTTTATTATATTAATCTTCTGCATACCGTCGCCCCCTTTTAGTAAATTTTATGTATGAAAGATTTTGTACTATTCCATTTTATTTAAGATGCTGCTGCCTCATTTCCTTGCTCATGTTCTTCTACCTCATGACTAATATTTATCCTTAATTCGATTTCATTACCGCACTTCTTACATTTAATAAAAACTTGTAACGACATAGCTCCATCAGCAAACTGACATATTTTTTGACCACAACAAGGACATGTGAACCAATGTCTTTCGGTATTTGTGTTTTGTTTGTTCATAAACTCCCCTCCAAAGTTTTCATTTCGTTAACTTTAAGTTCATTATAGTTTTCATTTATTAAACTGTCAACACTTTTTTATAATATTTTTAACTTTTTATTTCATTTTGTTAACTTGCTTTGATATTTTCTTCCATATATATATAATGATTATATAAAGGGGGTTGACGAAGTGCAAACATTTGGTGAGAGACTTCAAGCATTAAGAAAAGAAAAAGGGTTAACTGGTGAGGAATTAGGAAAGATTTTTAGTGTTACTAAATCTGCTGTTTCTAATTGGGAAAATAAGAATAGATTTCCTGATGAAAATATGCTTAAAAAGCTCGCTGAATTTTTTAATGTTACTTTAGATTATTTGTTTGGTAGAAGCGATATCCCAAACCCCTATAAATCAGAAATTAAGCCAGAAGCGATAATAGATGCTGAAAGCTTATATAAAGTTGACCCAGAAATGCTTATACAAATGTGTAGGGCTACAGACCTTCCAGAGCAAGAGAGACAAAAAATAAAAGAATATTCTGCATTACTTATTGAAAAATTTCTTAGAGAAAGAGCTGAAAAGGAAAAGGATCATGATAAGTGATTATCGTCTTGGCATTATAACCGCTAAAATACAGGAATTACACGAACAATTAAAAATAGCAGAATATCCGGTAAAAATGCCAGCTCTCTTAAAACAGTTTTACAGTGATAAAATAATAATAAAGCAAGTTGAATTTCAAGGCAGCGCAGACGTAGTGGCTAATTATGATCCAGTACATGATGTGACTGCCATTATTATAAATAAAAGTAGGACTAGCCCTCGCTTACATAAGAGATTGAATTTTTCTCTAGCACATGAACTTGGACACATCGCATTAGAACATTATAAATTTTATGCTAGTACAGATAAAGCAAAACTAGACTACATTGAAGAAGAAGCCAATGAGTTTGCTGGACAGTTTTTAGTACCAGAAAAGCAGTTTATGATTCGGCCTTATGATATACACTGGTTATCTGATATCTTTTTTGTATCTACAGAAGTAATTCAGAAAAGATATCTCAATATAAATAAAATTAATAATAGTTCTAAATCAGATAAAAAATTGGATATGATTATTGATCGATATTTGTTCGATGTTTAAGTTAATAAATAAGATATTGATATAGTGTATTTGAGCCTTTTGGAATATTAAAATTAATATAAAGAGGTGTTAAGATGAATATGCGTATAGTTATTGGTATTGACGAAAATGGCAATTTTTACTCAGAGTTTATTAATGAATCTGATGTGAAACCTGAAAAGCGTTCTAAGGGAAAAAGTCAACTTGAATGTATTGATGATTATGTCGTTGTAGACTTAGAAACTACCGGACTTGATCCACACTATGATGAAATTATTGAAATTGGGGCTTTGAAGGTTAAAGGCGGATTAATAGTAGATCAGTATAATACCTTAGTAAAACCTGATAACGAAGTAGATGATTTTATAACTAGTTTAACAGGCATAACAAACGAAATGTTAAAGAAAGCTCCAAAAATTGATAGCGTACTCCCAGAATTTTTAAGTTTCTTAGGCTCAGAAGTACTTGTGGCTCACAATGCGAATTTTGATGTAAACTTTTTATTTGACAACTGTAAGAATATTCTTAATGCATCTTTCTCTAATAATTTCATCGACACAATGAGAATGAGCAGACATCTTTTTAAGGATTTCAAAAATCATAAATTAAGAACACTGATAGAGAATTTTAAAATTGGTGACATTGTATCTCATAGATCAATATCCGATTGTATGCATACATATAAATGTTATGAATATATGAAAAATCATATTGAGTCAAATAATATAGATTTTAATGCACTAACTAAGTCAAGTTTTTCTACAGTAAAAGCGAAAGATATCACCACAAAAGTCGAGTTATTTAATACAAGTCATCCTTTTTACGATAAAACTTGCGTATTTACAGGTACATTAGAAAAAGTGCAAAGGAAAGAAGCTATGCAACTGGTTGCCGATCTAGGCGGTGTTTGTGTGGATGGTGTTAACAAGAAGGTAGATTTTCTTATCCTTGGCAATAACGATTACTGCGCCTCAATTAAGGATGGTAAGAGCAACAAACAAAAGAAAGCAGAGCAATATATACTTGAGGGGTATGATATAACAATTATATCTGAAAATGTATTTTATGAAATATTAGCTATGTAAGCAACTTAATGCCTTAGGGCATTTTATTTTACAAAAACTTAGACAAGCAGGGCAATATTTTAACATAAACCACTCTTAAAGGAAGTGAATAAATGCCATTTATTTTTGCCGTAGCTTTAATAATATCCAGTGTATATTTTTTATATAGTCTGTTTAAGGTATTTGACCTTATCGGTGACAAAGTTGAATATATTATTGACAATGCAAATAAGATTTTTATGAAAAAATCAGTAAAAAAAGATCAGGATCACAGCAGCCTCTTTACATCAATTTTCGTCGAAATTTTCAATTTGATAATTAATCACTTATTAAAACAAAAACCTTTAAAGATGTTTATCTACTCTACAATTGCGATTTTAGTAATATTATTGATTTCTTTTCCTAACTTGTTTCATCAACCACAAGAAGGGCTTATAGCACTCGCAGCATTTTTTATAGTGTTTAAAACAATTACAGATTTCATTTGTCATATAGCAAAACATGAGTTTATTGGTAACTTTTATTTTGATTTTGCTTATGTAATTTCCCATGCTTTATTAATGTCACTTTACTTATTTGCTTCCCTCGCAAAAGATATTGACAATGGTGATGTAAATTTTATATCAATAGTTATACTATTAGTAATAGTTCTATATCCATTATGCAAATATGCTAAAACATTATTTGATGAAAAAACTAAAAAGATCAACTTCATTATAATTCTTAGCTTGTTGATAGTTTTTGAATTAACGATATTCTTATTTTTCGGGGCTTATAATATATCTTCAAATAGAGATTATTATAATTTGATAACTTTTGATGATTATACACTAACAATGCTAAAGATTATTCAAATTGGAACGACAAATGTTTTTAACTATCCTGGTGTAACGACTGATATATCTTATACAATTCAATACTTAATAGGTTTTTTATTGCATGTAATAATATTAGGGTATTTTATTTCTTATGTACCCTCTAAGATAATGCAACAAGAAGAAAAAAGACCTTTTCTACACTATGTTAGGGTTAAGAGACATACATCAATTGACCAATAACGAGATTTAAATATACCGAATTGAGGTGTAATATGAAAGCAGCCATATATGTACGTGTATCAACTGAAGAACAAGCTAACGAAGGAATGTCTGTATCTGGACAGATTGAAACCCTTACACAATACTGTAATTTGTTTGGACTTGAAATATATAGCATATACAAGGACTTAGGTATATCTGGTAAGGATACAATTAATAGGCCAGGGCTTAATCAATTAATTGAAGATAGCAAAAATGACTTGTTTAGTTCTGTACTAGTATGGAAAATATCACGTCTCAGCCGGAGCTTAAAAGATTTATTAAACATTGTTGATATGTTTGATAAAAGTGGAGTAAACTTTATCAGCTATTCTGAAAAATTTGACACCTCTACTCCAGTAGGGAAAATGACACTTCAATTATTAGGATCCATAGCAGAATTCGAAAGAAATACTATCATTGAGAATGTAAAGATGGGATTGAAGGAACGTATAAGGCAAGGCAATAAATCAGGTGGACATATATATGGCTATGATTGGAAAGATAAGAAGCTTATTATAAATGATCACGAAGCTGATGCAGTAAGAACTATATTTGACTTGTATGTAAATAAAGAATATAGCTTACATTCGATAACAAAATATCTAAATGATAGTGGCTATAAAACAAAGAGAGATATTCGATTCACTCATTTTTCTGTGGGTGTAATACTTAAAAATCCTACTTATATAGGGTTAGTTAGACATAACACAAATACCGAAAATGAGTATACGGTCCAAGGAAACCATCCCCCATTGATCAGTGAAGAAATTTATAATGCAGCGCAATCTCGTAGGAGCACCAGGTCTACCTTGACTCAGCGCAATCATGAAGAAGGAACTTTCCTCCTCACTGGACTTATAAGGTGCCCTTTGTGCAATAGCCCTTTATGTGGAACATATAACACTGCAAATAAAACAAGTACTACCGGTAAGAATTATAATTATAGATACAGATATTACAAATGTAATAGAGAAACCGCAAAACATGATTGCAAGCTTGGTTATATTTCTGCTGATAAACTCGAAAACAAAGCAATTGCTATAATTTTGGGACTCGCTGAAAACACCAACCTTATTGAGGATTCTATTACAAAGACAAATAAAGAAGCCGAGAAAGATTTAGCACCAATGGAAAAGCAATTGAAGCACATTGAGTCACAACTTGTAAAATTGGAGAAAACTAAAAATAGTTATTTCGAAATGTTTGAATCCGAAGAGATAAATGATAAGAAGATATTTTTAGAAAGACTTAATAAGATTGAAAGTGAAATACAATCACTATCATCAAAGCGCACAGAATTAGCCAGAGAGGTAGAAATGCATAGAAGTAATCCAATAGCATTAGAGAAGGCATTATTTACTATAGATGCCTTTGTGAAGCTTATACAAGTTGCCTCTATAGAGGATAAAAAAAGACTAATTCGTACAATTGTCCAAGAGATCAAACTTACTAATAATAAAGATATTGAATATATCAAATTATGGTTAGATAATGAGTCTGGAAAAGCTTTGACTTTCTCTCAGTCATGATATATTAACAGATGTTAATATCTCATTAGTACGCATTATTTTTTGTCTCTAAAAAGGTAAATCAGGTTCATACTTAGTATAAGGATACTCTTTCAATTCCTCTTCAAAGACCTTCCTCCAAGGATGATTTTCAT